CAAAATGAAAATAGTCCTCAAATGAATAGAATAATTTAGCCTATACTATATATTTGTAGCGTTGTACATTTATTTGTAGCGTTTAGTTTCTCATAACCTAGCATTTTTTATTTTCCTTTCAAATCAACAATTTAATGAGCTTTGGTGCTAGGTTCTTTACTACTAATCCTTTTAGGTGGTTGATTGATCATTTTTTAACCACTGTTTTTGCTGCTTTGCTTCTTTGCGGCTTTGTTATTTTAAATCAATATGTTACGATGTTTTTAAGCTAGGTTAATTAATAGAGTTTACTAGAAAACGATGTAACTTTGTGGCTCTATTAATTAACTTTTTTCGCGGTGCTTAAGAATCAATAACTTAGAGCACAAAAATGCTAGGTTTAAAACAAACATGGTGCCGCACTAAGTTATTGATTTTAAATGGTTAATGGGAAAAAAATGCTAGGTTATGCGCTTTGTCGCTCAGTCCCTGTATATATAGAAAGGCTTATTTTGGTCTGTCTCAATATTTATTATTTTAAGTAACCTAGCATTTTTTTCTTAAAAACCCTTTGAGATCAACAGCTTACCGCATCTCTATGTTGCCCAGGAACCTAGCATTTTTTATTTAAACCTAGCATTTTTTTCCCACTTCTTTAATGAAATCAATAGCTTACAATATCTCTAGGTTGCCCAGTACCATAATTTTCGGCCAATATACATATCATTTACGAATTTTTTTGCTTTATATAAAATTGTCTAGTCCAACAACTAAGGCAACGTAATGACGAAGTCGAAGAGCACTACAAAAACAAAAAAGACTACGGCTACAAAGAAACCATCGACTGCAAAAAAGACTAGATCTCCTAGAAAGAAGAAAACCGAAGAGAAAAAGGCTATTGTTAATGACGATGGGTTTGTAGAAATAGTTTACCTCCATAGAACAAGTGATGCAGTCTCAGAGATGCGCAGCGCTATACAATCAGCTGATCCACTTAAACAATTACAGAATATCGATGCAGACTACAAAGATCTATTAGAAGAGATCACTGCCTCTACTATAGTTAAGGCAAATCATGCTGATAATTTTAAATGGACCAAGGTACTATCTATCCTAGATAAAAGAACAAGCATAGCTATGAAGCTGCTTAATAAACTAGCACCAGATTTTGATTTAGAGCAATTACAATCAATAGAAGGAAAAGGCGATGCAGTTGACATCGGCGCAACAAGAGATGAGGCCATTGCTAAGCTCGCTAAAGCACTCAAGCCAAAATCAAAAGTTGCAAATATTACAGACGCTAAGTGATGAAGAGTTAGTTTGGCTTAGCTACGAATGGCATTTGTTTGCCAGAGATGAGCAGATACCACCTGAAGAAGAATTTAGTGTATGGCTTATCTTAGCAGGCCGTGGCTTTGGCAAAACTAGAACAGGTGCCGAAACAGTTAGAGACTTAGTAGAGAATAAAGGGTATGGCCGTATTGCACTTATTGCTCCAACATCAGCGGATGCTCGCGACGTAATGATCGAAGGTGAATCCGGCATCATGGCTTGCTCGCCTCCATGGTTTAAGCCAATCTATACTCCATCAAAGCGTTTATTAGAATGGCCAAATGGTGCCCAAGCATTTACTTATTCGGCAGAAGAACCTGAACGACTACGTGGTCCTCAGCACGATGCAGGATGGGCTGATGAATTATGTGCATGGAAGTATCTTAGAGACACATGGGACATGTATCAATTTGGACTTCGCCTTGGTGATGATCCAATATCTATTATTACTACTACACCTAAACCTACTAAAGTTCTCAAAGAGATAATGGAGTCAGACGATACTGAGATTACTAGAGGCTCCACTTATGATAATCTCTCTAATCTTGCCCCAACGTTTGCTAAGTCAGTAGTTGCTAAGTACGAAGGCACACGATTAGGTGAGCAAGAGTTGCACGCTAAAGTATTAGACGACAATCCTGATGCTTTGTGGAACTACGCAATGATTGAAGACTATCGTATTAAGTTTGATGATTGCCCAGACTTAGTAAGAATCGGTGTTGCTATTGACCCAGCTGTCACAGCTAATAAAAAAAGTGATGAGACTGGTATTATAGTAGGCGGTGCTGCTTATATCGGTGATACATTGCACGGATTTATTTTAGAGGATTGCTCACTTAAAGCAAAGCCAAAGAAATGGGCAATGGTAGCAGAAACAGAGTATAGAGCTTACTCAGCTGATAGAATAATAGCAGAGGTTAACAACGGTGGTGACTTAGTAGAGGCAAACCTTAGAGCTATTAATGCAGATGTTAGCTATGAATCAGTAAGAGCATCTCGTGGTAAAGCAGTGAGAGCTGAGCCAGTTAGTGCACTATATGAACAAGGCCGAATTCATCACGTTGGTGTCTTCGGTACACTAGAAGATCAAATGACTAACTTTAACCCATTAGACCCAAGTGCTGAAGGTTCACCAGATAGAATGGACGCATTAGTATGGTTGATCACTTGGTTGTTTAGCTTAGACAAAGATGAGAAAGGGCCATCAGGTATTAGAGTCCTTGGTGTGCAGAATGAGGATAGTAATGATGAATAAGGAAAATGAAGGTGGTTACTTAATAGGCGCTAAATTACTTTACACTAGCGAAGGCAGAAAAGCTCTACACAAAGTATTAATGGAAGCAAAGGTTATACACTCAAAACCAACATTAGTAGTAGATACTACAAAGGCAGTAAACAATGAGCAAAGACAAGTTTGATAAACCAGTTACTATAACAATAGACGGCAGAGTGATTAAAGGTACTACTAGCCAAGCTATTATAGACGTATTAATGAGGCTTAAAGCAGTCAAAGTAAATAAGCCCGAATTGAAGTTGGTTGCAGATAACCCTAAAGTTGAAAGGCATGTAGATGCCAAGACACCAATTGAAACTCCACTAATGAGGCTAAAGTAATGAGTAAAGAAGTTAGATTAAAAACAGGGGAGAGCATCGACACTACACCAGGTGGAGAGTTTGACCAACAGAACTTTATTGAGAACCAAAACAGTGTGCCACGCGTAGTACGTCGTGAAGTAGTGACTAAGACTCCTGAAGTTAAAACTATTGTAGCTAATTCATGGGATAGTTTCTTTGATTACTTAAAAGGACGTGGCTATGATAATCTTGCTGCATATCAAGCATTAAGCTATTATGCCAATGTTAGTGTGGTTTATGATGCGGTCGACGATATCGTTACACCAGGCAAAATGATTAAGCCATTTCTTTATAATGAGAAAAAACAAGAATGGATTACTGAGCACCCACTACTAACTCTATTAGAAAACCCTGGTGGTGGCATGACTGGTGAGTTATTTAGATCATTCTACTTAATCCATAAACTGGTTGTTGGAACTGTATTCAGCGTAGCAACTGGTTTTAAAGAAAATCCTCCATTAGAACTACTAATTGGTTTTCCACAGGACATGACTTTGCAGGGCGATAGCAAAGGGTACTTAAGCACTATTTACCAAAGCCAGCAAGGCGATCAAAACGTATACCGTAGAGACGACACTTTAAATGGCAATATGTTTAGGTACTTTACACAAGATGACCAAAGAGAAATCTTTGTAAGTAGAACTGCTAATACTCGCTATAGTGGGAACAATCAATGGGGACTTAGTCCATTAAAACCTTTGATGTTAGAAATAGAGCAGTTCAATAGCCAAAACGTTCACAACAATAGTGTACTTAAGCGTGGAGCTACACCATCTCTTATGTTCAGTGCCGAGGGTGCATTAAATGACCAGCAATATGCAAGACTCAATGACTCTATCCTTAATTACTACCAGGGTGCAATGAATGCAGGCCAGCCTATCATTGGTGAGAATGGAATGAAGGTAGACGTACTAACAAATAGCAACAAAGATATGGACTTTGACAATATGGTCAAGTCTCTATCTGCAAGAGTCTATAATATCTTTAACATCCCACTACCAAGTGTCATGACTTCTACTATGACTATGGCAAACTTAGAAGCGTCTAAATTAATGAAGTATGACGATGCTATTCTTCCTGCTGTTAAGTCTATGTTTTCAGATCTCACGACTTTACTAATACCACGCTACCGTGAACTTGAAGGATATGTTATTACTTATGATCCAGCTACTATTGAAGCGTTAGAGCCACGTCGCTTAGCTACAGCACAATCTGAGAAAGCCTTAAATGCTGTAAGCACTAATGAGCTACGTACTAAGTACCTTAGTAGAGAGTCAATCGGTCCAGCTGGTGATGATATACTTGTTCCTGCTAACATGGTTCCACTTGGCGAAGATAAAGATACTAGTGATGCAGCACGAGGTGGTCCTCAAGCAGGTAAGAAGCCGCCTGAAGAAGAAATAGCAGCAGTTGATGATGACAATACTCTATTAGACGACGCTGACGAAGTAGAAGACATATCAGATGCCGCTAAGTTTATTGCTTCTATTAAGCGTACTATGAAGTGCAGTGATGACAAAGCGCTAGAGCTTGCAGTAGAACATGGCTTGATCACAAATATGGATGAGCTTAGAGCTGAGTGTAAAAACATGGGCATCAATAATGAAGCTGGAGTATTAGTGAAAGCTATGGACCTAGGCTTGGTGAGAGACAAAGACTTTGAGGAAGAAAAATAATGAAAGAACTACTAGAATTGCTTAAAGAAAACCCAAAACTATTATATGGTGTAGGTGCAGTATTCAGTACTTTGTTATTTGGATCAGGCACATCTCTGCACGAAGCTTATATGGCATTTAGCACAGGAAGTGCTTGGGGAAAGAGTAGTTATGCTTTAGAGCAAAAGAAACTCTTTGAAACAAATATAGAGTGTATGCAAAATAGTAAGTTCCACTATATTACTAATACTCATAACGTAGAGATAGGAACCATTGTATGTGAAACTGGTGACGTTCTCATAAGTGCTCAAAAGCCTAATGATAAACACCCATCATTTAAGTGGGTATCATGGAATGATGTAAGCTCTGAGAATATTAGCCTAAATATTATATCCGAAGCTAATGCTGCTACTATTATCGATAGTTACTATGAAGACGGCTATTTAGTAAAAGAGATGAAGCAACTAGATGGCTCGTGTATTAAACTATTTTTAGATCCTCACAATGGTCAAGTAGTTTACTCGGAGAGTTGTGATGATCAATGAACAGAAAGCAAATAATATTCTCAATAATTATAATCCATCTACTATTATCAAAACTAGGTTTAAGAAAGGCGGCATTGCTTATACTTATATCATTAATAGTGTATCTTATCTTCCAACTAAAGATTTTTTAATGATTATGCATAAATGTCTAATGGAGAGTGAGCATCCATTTGGACCATGGTCATCTTGTAAAGAGGTATAAAGATAATGACATCACGAGCAGCAGCAGAATCTCTTGCTAAGAAAATAAGGCTAGAGCGTCAACTTAATATTCGTATGCGCAGTATCTTAAATAAATATGCTAGCGATATGGAAAGATCAATTAAACTAAGAGGTATTATTCCAAGTGCAGCAGCACTAACTGGTGCTAAGACATTAGTGGCAGTGGAAGATCAGTATGACCGTGCTAGTAAAGCTTTTAGTAAAACATTTAGACGTGAAGTAGAGAAGTCTAACCCTTATATTTTTGAGAGAAAAGATATAGAGGATGATGTAGCAGAGAACTTAGCTTCTTTTATAGCAACGTCGAGTATCACAAGATCTTCTCTAATAGTTGGCACTACTCAATCAGAAGCAGAGCAAGCAGTAATAGCAGCGACTCTAGAGCTTATTGACCAAGAGTTAGAACTAACTGATACCGCCATTGCAGAGCGCAGCAAAGAGATCTTTAAAAGAAAAGTGCCAGGCAGAGCTAATACTATAGCAATCACAGAAACTCAGAATGCTGCAGAAGGAACTAAAGCAATCGAAGTTGAAACAGTAGTAAGGAGTCCAGATGTTCAAGGTGTATACTAGATGGAAATGAACGAGAAACGCACCATGAAGCTGATGGCCAAGAGATTGATAGTGCTCTACCATTTAGTGTTGGCAATTCGCAGTTGTTATTTCCTGGTGACTCTTCTCAAGGTGCAGAGCTAAAAGAAACTATTAACTGCCGTTGTTCAGCAACATATAAAAATGTAGGTATACAATGAAAATGACAAACATAGTAACATTATGGCTTGAAAACGAAAAAGAACAAAGAGGCCTTAATAATACACAAGCACTAAATGAACTAAACAATGAGCTGCATACTTCGCATATGCCTCATAGACTTAGTGAGTGGAAAAGAGAGTGCAGAAGTCTTCCATTAGAAGTAACTAATTATGTACTACCTAAGGCAGTAGAGTACGCAACACGGCACGATGTTCCTGCTATTCTGATTCGCCTTCCTGTTCCGCCTCGTTCTTCTTAATAGCAACAACGCCTAATACTACGACTTTAAGCAGATGCGGTTTATATATAAGCCAATTCTGCAAAGTCTGTCTACTTACTCCAGTCTCATACATAACTCTTTGAACAGAGCAGCCTTTTTCAAAACAATATTTAGCTAGTGTCATTATATAATCCCCAAGGCAAAAGCTATTCCAGACTTTTTACCATTTAAGTAGATAAGATAGTTTTTCATAGAGCGTCTTGTATTAACACGATGAACAGGTATTTCATTTAGTTCTCTTTCTGCGTGCTCTATTCTTATTATAATATCGTCTAATTCACATTGAATAGTTTCTTTAGCTCTCATCTTCACTCTCCACTAATATTCTATTAACATATAGTGATCATTTTTACTAAGTTTATGTGACTGTACTAAGGCGCTAAACTTAG